CTGAAACGACTCGAACTATACAAAGACGAGGCGGGCGAACCGTGTGACGTTCCGGCTGGAGGTATTGTTCTCACCGCCGGGGTGGACGTACAGCGCGATCGTATCGAAGCGGAGGTCGTCGCGTGGGGCTGTCGCTTTGAGGAAACATCCAAGAGGACGGTCGCCTCCGATGAATCATGGTCGATCGACTACATGATATTCATGGGAGAGACCGACCCCGAGAAACGAGAAAAAGCTAGGGCGGCGGGCATCGTCTTATCGAATCCGTGGGACGATCTTGATCTCGCCCTGCGCCGTACATTTCGCCATTCGAGCGGCGTTGATTTGCGCATTATCGCCACCATGATCGATTCCGGTGACGGAGTGACCACGCATCAGGTCTATCGTTTTGTCGGGCCTCGCAAGGGCCGTGGTATCTGGGCTTGCAAAGGTGTGGCTGGTGCTGCAAAGCCACTTGTGAATGCTCGTCCAAGCCAGCAACGCAATGGAGCGGCGCTTTGGATCGTGGGCGTGGACACAGCGAAAGAGCAAATCTATGCCAATCTTCGCGTTGATGTATTTGGTCCTGGCTACTGCCATTTTCCGCAAGGCCCTCGCTACGATGCTGAGCACTTCGAACAATTGACCGGGGAAAAAATCGTCACCAAAATGCGAAATAACTTCCCCTACCGCGTATGGGAAAAGCGCCGACCTCGCAACGAAGCGCTCGACTGCCGGGTTTACGCGATGGCAGCGCTTGAGGCTCGGCGCGTCGATTGGGCGCGCGCCGAAGAATCTCTGCAAAAGCAGGCCGAGCAAAAATCCGCCGTTCCAGAACCAGAGACGATCATCGCCGGAGCCAAACCGGAGATTCCGAAACCCGATCTGAAAGTTCGACCGGCACGACCGATTGTGCGTAATAATTGGGTGAACAGGTGGTGATATATGGCTACTAAGGACATTTCCGACCGGCTTGTGCTCGAAGCATATCGTGAATTCAAGACCGTAAATATTGGGAGAACATCTTGGATTGCAGATGACGTTGAATGGCCGTATGACATTCTCATGCGTAAAACAGGCCGATCATTCAAAGAATGTTGGCGCGCTTGTGAGCGGGCAGTTGACCGCGATCTGATCGAATATGGAGTTTCCCTACGGAGTGGCTGGATCACGAACAAAGGTAAGGATATTTTGGACTCTCCGCCACATCCTGTTTCCATATAGGCATCTTGACCGAATAATTGGGTGAACCGATGGTAATGCGATGAAGACAATATCGCCGGAACTCAGAAAATACCTAGAACGTCCTGGTCTAGTGTTGACAGGTGCGGAACTGAGTGGTCGGACATTTGATTTCTCCAATGCACAAGACCGGCGCGATTGGTTCGATATAACAATGGATTGGATAGATGCAGATTGGCGGCAACTCCCGAAAGCCACTCTTCACTTTAAGAACTTAGCGACCGGCGAAACGATGACAGCATAGCCTTCTTCCACATCCGCAGCATATTGACCGATTTCCGCCTTTTCCCTCACAACTAGAGATGTGATCCAAAGTATTGAGCCGACCCAGCTCTTCGCGGGCGATCTCGCGCAGTGGACGCTTGGGCCGAATGAATCCATTCAGGTGGGCACCGGGAACCAGTTTGACCTGCTCTTCTCCGGGCCGGGCATCATGCGGGATTACCTCGTGGGCGGAACCGGGCTCATGCAAGACTACCCGCCCTCCGCATGGGCGATGCACTACGTTCTCAAAAACAAAGATCAGTCCTTTTCCTTCGACGCGACCGATGACGGGCAGGGCAGCTATGTAATCTCTGCCGATTCGTCTACTTGGGCTCCGGGCAAGTACATCCTCATTGGCTGGGTGACCGCGAAAACGGGCAGTCCCCCGGCGCGCCATGTTGTCCGCACGGCCATGATTCAGGTCTTCCAGAATCCGGCGGGGGACGGGCCAATCGACTTTCGGACACCAGCCCGCCAAATCTACGAGCAGATTCTTTCCGACGAGTCGCGCGGCGTGCAAACGGCAGAGTACACCATCGGCGCGCGCCATATCCGATACACCGACGCGAAAGAGCGGGACTATTTGCGGCGCGTCTGGGCTCACAAAGTAGCGCGCGAAGAGGGCAAATTAGCCGAGTTTGATGGGGTGACGTTCAGCCTATGAGGGAGACCATTTGCGCTCTCTGCGATGGCCCATTGGAGGATGGGCACCAGCACACGATCAAGCTCGCGACGAATCCAAAATCGTACTCGATTATTCGGTGGTACGAAAAAATTCAGAAATGGCAGCCCTTGGGGAACTACCCGACCCTTGCGGCTGCGAGGTCCGACGTCGAGAAAATGGGAGCTGTTCAATGAAGCAAGAATTGCTGCCGCCAGTCGGTAGGACCATGAACTTCCAAGAGGGTTACAACTACTCTTCGAAGGCGCTTGCGCGGCTGAGAAAGCGCGAGGCGGCCGAGGCTCGCTCCCGGCAGCAGCAATTGGTGATGCGCCCACGCGCCTCCGCGACCGAAGCCGGGAAGATGGACCGCCTGACCTTCGACTGGGCGTTCAAGATTCTCAGCCCGAATCAGGAGATTGGGCTTGACCAAGATCGTATCGTCTCGCGCTCGCGCGAACTGGCAAACGACGATACGACCATGGCGAAGTTCCTGGCAACCGTCTGGAAAAACGTCTTTGGACCGCAGGGCATCAAACTCCAGTCCAAGATCCTTTTACAGCGCGGCGGAAAGCCCGATAAGGTAAAAAATAAGCTCATCGAGGGCGGCTGGAAAGAATGGACAAAGAAGCGGAATTGCAGCCTTGACCAGCGCCTGAACTGGGTCGCGATGCAGCGCATTATCGCCCGGACGGTCGCGATCGATGGCGAGTGCTTTGTCCACAAGCACGAATGCGCACGCAACCCATTCGGCTTTGCCTTGGAAATCATCAACTCCGACCGGGTTGACCGGACCTATGGGCGGAACTCGCCGCAAATCCTGCCCAACGGCAATTTCCTATTTATGGGCGTCGAAGCGGACCCGACCACCGGCACTCCGGTCGCCTATCACATCTTCAACCGTCATCCCAGTGAGGCCGGCGCAGGCCCACGTCAGCGAATCCGTATCCCGGCAAATGAAATCCTCCACCTCTACCTGCCAGTGCGGGATAACCAATGGCGCGGATTACCGTGGGCTCTCCCGGCCATGTGGCGCATGAATATGTTGAAGGGCTACGTCGAGGCCGATGTAGTCGCCAACCGTGTAGCTGCCTGCCAGATGGGCATCATCACGCGCGACGTCGACCCGGATGCGGCCTACTCCGGGGAAGGCGGCGATCCAGGGAGAAATTACAAAGGCGAGCAGAACATCCCCATGGAAGCGGGTGCCTTTGGACGGCTCGCGCCGGGCGAAGCGTTTACGCAATTCAAGCCTGAGCGTCCGGTCGCAACTCATGGGGAGTTCGTCAAATCCTCCAAAATGGACATCGCCACCGGCCTCGACGCGGCTTACATGACGCTTTCTGGCGACGTGGGCGCGGCGAATTACTCTTCGGCTCGCGTTGGCCTTTTGGACGAACGCGATACATGGGAAGGTCTGCAGGGCTTTTTCATCGAGGAATTGTGCCAGCCGGTCTTCTCCGCGTGGCTGAAGATGGCCTTCCTGACCTACCTCCGGACAGGCTTCCCAACCACGTCCGATTACCGGACTTTGGACGCGGTCGAATGGCATCCCCGGTCCTTCCCATGGGTGGACCCATTGAAAGATGCCCAGTCAACGATTCTCGAAATGCAGAACGGCATGAACACCTTGCACCGTATCTGCGCGGCCAAAGGCCTTGATTACGACGAAGTGATGGACGAACTGCAGCAGGAGCAGGAAGACCGCAAGAAACGTGGGCTGGTCATCGGGACGGACATCCGAGGCAATGCCGTGGCGGCAACCGACCCGGCAGCGGCAACAGCGAAGGAACCGGGCGGTGGGGCAAATCCAAACGCGCTTGCCCAAAGCTATGTGATGCAGGCTATCGAGGAAGACTCGGATGGCTGGTCGGTCGCGGCGAAACTCCGAAGTCTCATTTCTCGCAAATGAGGGTATTGACCGATTTTCGCATTACAGCGGAAAACAGGAATAGAGAATGAAAACCTTCGATCCAGCGCAGTTCAAGAAGTTCTCGATCCAGATGAAGGCGACCGGGACGGAAATCGTAGCGGAAATCTTTCTCTATGACCAGATCGGAACGTCTTTCTGGGGCGACGGGATTTCCGCGAAGCAGTTTGCAGAGCAGTTCCGGGCGGCGACTACTTCCAAGCCTGCGCCAGCGCGTTGCGTCTTACATATCAACTCCCCTGGGGGCGACGTCTTTGACGCTTCTGCGATCTTCGACCTCGTAAAACAGAGCGCCGTTCCGGTGGACGTGATGATTGACGGCCTCGCCGCATCTGCCGCCTTCACGATCGCCATGGCCGGGCGAAAGATTTCAATCGGTGAAGCGGGCCTGATGATGATGCACAACGCCAAGGGTATGGCCTTCGGTTCCGCGAAGGACATGAACCAGACCGCGGGCGTGCTTGACAAAATCTCCAACCAGATGGCCGAGATTTACGCGAAGCGCTGCAATATGTCGGTCGCGGAAATCAAGACCATGATGGACGCGGAAACCTGGCTGACCGCGCAAGAGTGCGTGGACAAGGGCATCGCCGACGAACTCGTGGAAGCGCAGCCGAACGAAGAGGACAAAGCCGCCCAGGTGGGCGCGGCCTTCGACCTCTCGAAATATCAGCACGTTCCCGAGAATTTGAAGTTGCGTGTCGCTGCTCTGGCGCTGACGAAAGTGAAAGCGCAAACGGAATGCGCCTGCGAATGCGCGCAGTGTGAAAACGGAGATTGTGCGAGTTGCAACAATCCCGACTGCGAAGACAAGAATTGTACAGATTGCCCGATGCAATCGAGCGCATCGGCTAAGGCCTCTCGGGTCAAAACTCGGGAAACCGTTCGACCGGCGCGAACCGCCAAGGAGAAACCAGTCATGTCAGATGCTACCGCCACTCCCGCGGCCCTACCCGCTGGCCGCATCGCTGAAGTAGAGCCCGACAACTACAACGAAGTCGCATCGCAGATCAGCGACCTCTGCATGGAATACGAATGCGGGGACCTACTGAGCGACCTGCTGAAGCGGAAACGGAGTCTGGTCGACGCGCAGCTGGTTGTGTCTGACCATGTTCTCGCCCGGCTGAAGCGGCAGTCAGCAGCTCACCCCGCCGGATTGGCCCAGCCGACCGTCGACAATCTGACACCGAAAGAGCGGAACGAGTATTCCATTCGTCGGGCGATCCTCGCGGCGTTTGGAGAAACCGAGCAAGGGCGGCTGGAACTCGAAGTTTCGGCTGAACTCGGCAAGAGCATCGGTCGCTCGCCGCAGATGGGCGGCATTTTCGTCCCAACGCGATTGAATGTCCCGCGTCCCCAGGCTGCCTCCGGCCTCGACACGAAAACCAACGCGGCCGGCAAGTACACGGTCGCCACGGAAGTGCGCGACTTGATCGAATTGCTCCGCAATCACACACGAGTGATTCAGTTGGGCGCGACCGTCCTCTCGGGATTGCAGGGTAACTTGCAGTTCCCGACCCAGGCGACGCCCGGAGTGCTGTACTGGACCGGTGAAGACCCTGGCACGGACGTAACGCAGGCCGACATCACTTTCGGCGTTCGCACCATGACGCCGAAAACCTGCCAGTCGACGACCGCATTCTCCCGCCAGTTGCTCGCGCAATCGACGGTAGACGTGGAAGCGCTGGTCCGCGAAGACATCGCCAAAATCCACGCTCTCGGCATCGACCTCGCGGCCATTGCCGGGACCGGAAACTCCAACCAGCCGCACGGCATCATCGGGACCACGGGTATCGGTTCGGTGCTCGCCGGCGACGGAACCAACGGCGCGGTTCCAACCTACGCGACCATCGTGGACCTCGAAACCTCGATTGCGGCCGCGAACGCAGACGAAGACGGCATGCGCTTCCTGACCACTCCTGGGATGCGCGGCAAACTGAAAAAGGTCGGCAAGTTGGATTCGACCTACGCCTCGATTCCGTTGTGGGATCAGTGGGGCAATGCACCCGGCATTGGCGACCTGATCGGTTATCAGGCTTTCGTCTCCAACCAGGTGCCGAGCACGCTGACCAAGGGCACCAAGAGCGGCGTCTGTCACGCGATCATCTTCGGCTACTGGCCGAGCGTGGTCATCGGGGAATGGGGCGTGATCGAGCTGGTCGTCGACCCGTACTCGTCAAAGAAACAAGGACTAATCGAAGTTACTTCATTTCAGATGGTCGATGTGATGTTACGTCAACCAGCTCAAATGGCTGCATGTTTGGATGCATCTCTGACTTAGTTGGAGTAAAATAGGAGCTGTCAGCAATGGCAGCTCCTATCCTACAAAGCAGAGAAGACACTTATGAATCGCAAGGAACTCGCAGGTAAACAATTCGGGAAGTTAACGGTACTCTATCCGAAGCGCGCAATTGATGGAGCCTACGCGTGGCTGTGTCGCTGCGAGTGCGGAAACGAAGCGGTTGTGCGAACATCGCATCTTACACATGGAGTTAATGTAAGTTGTGGCTGTTATGGGCGAACAGTACGACTTACCCATGGAATGAGTTACACCCCGGAATGGGGAGTTTACAACGCGGCGCGTGCTCGCTGCACTAATCCTAAGACGAAAAACTATCGTGATTACGGTGGGCGCGGCATTAAGTTCCTCTTCACTGGCATCGAGTCATTCATCGCTGATATTGGCCATCGTCCTTCGCCGCTTCATTCACTTGATCGCATAGACAACAATGGGCACTACGAACCGGGGAACGTCAGATGGGCTCTCCGCATCGATCAATTGCATAATCGTCGAGCCTGCAAAGGCTGTCCGCACATTCAAGCAGCACGACCGGAAGTTCCAGAACTGGACTTGGCCGCGATGCACGAGTTTTATCCGAAGACGTACAGCCCGTTTGTCTCGGCTGAAGTTTAGAACAGGAGATTTACCATGCACGCAACCGCATACGGTGCCACGCTCGCCACCGCCAATCTTGCAATTACCGCCGCTGCTGGGCAAGACAATGTCGCGCAGACTGGAATCGCTGTGGATCGATCGGCCTTCGGTTTTCCCAGCAATGGCATGGTCGCATTTTCTGGCGTCGCGACATTGGCTGCCAACAAGAAGCTTTCGCTCAAATCCGTCTCGCTGATCACCAGCGCGGCTGCGAACATGGGCAGCCCGACCACTTTGCAAACTTGGGCCGATGCGGACGTGATCACCGACAGCGGAGCCGGAACTACGGCAGGACCCTGGACGAAGAAGTACGCACTCGGGAATCTGGCCGGCGCGCTGCAATACATTCAGTTGGCATATACGGCGGACCTGAACGCGACGAGCACAGACACCTGCACAATCTCCGCGGTCTTCGTTTTTGATCCGACAAGCCAAGGCTCATACACGTAGAAAGGCAGAAGTCAGATGACAGTGGGATTCGCGAAAGTCGGCGCGCACGAGCGCGTCAAGATTCAAATCATCGGCGCTTATGGCGTTGCCGTCGAAGGCGAGCACTGTTCTCCAGGGGATGTGGTTGAATGCGCCGCCGGGGATGCAGTTTACCTAATGGGCCGTGGCATCGCGCAGCGCTATAGCGCGCCGCCCCCGGTCATTCCCGATCCAGTGGTTGCACCTGACAAAGACGACCTTGAACCGGAAGACAAAGTCGGGGATGATCCTACCCAATTAGCAACCGCCCGCCGACGCCGGAGGGAAGTGATCACAACCCCAGTCATCAAGAGTAGCGATGTTTGATCCAAGCCTAGACACGGGCACGTTCATGCGCGACTTTGGCGTGCCCGTGGTCTGGACTGATCCAGACGGGAACGACATCAACACACTTGGCATCTGGGAAGGGCCGGACCGCGGCATCGAAGTTGGTTTCACCGTCATGGGCAACGAATACGCAGTGACCTATCCTGCCTCCGATTTACCGAACGTGAAAAACGGCGATCCGATTACGGTCGACGGCGTTAACTACACGGTAAAAGACGTGGCCGCGCTGGACGATGAAGTGTTTAGCAAAGCAACACTGAAAAAGCTGTGAGGATCTGACATGAAACTTGGAGGCGGTATGGGAGTGACTATTCACCTTTTCCTGATCGTGCTGGCGCTCGTGCTCTTTGCGCTGGCTGGGCTGGGCGTTCCGAGTCCTCCGCGCTTCAACTTTCTCGGCTGGGGGCTCTTCTGCCTCACCTTGTCGCAGATGATCGTGGTCTAAACGGATGCTTGGATCGGTGCGCGACCAAATCGTGACGGCGTTCTGCCAAGCCTTAGCGGGATTGGCGCTGGACGGCGGCGCGATTGTCCCGGTCTTCCGCGCGCGATCGAATCCCTTGCATCGCGATGATTCCCTTCCGGCCATCGTCGTCCAACCATCGCAAGAGGCTGTCGAAGCCTCAGATCATGACTCCCAGCTTCGCAAGCTGGCCCTGAAAGTCATCTGCGTCTTTGGCGATCCGGACACGGACGATGAGAGTATTGACCAAAAAGTCGAACCTCTCACATCATGGGTTGAGAGCAAGCTATTTGCCGATGAAACCTTCGGAGCACTGGCAATGCGGGCGGAAGTAACGAACATCGCCTGGCACATCGAAGCAGTAGACGAAGATTACATCGGGGCCGAAATGACAGTAGAAATTCAGTATTTCACGGCGCGGAATGCGCCAGATGCGAGGGCTTGAATATGTCAAACGTGAAACGCAGCGGAGTGTTTGCCGAACTGTGGATGGATTCCGCGACCATCGCCAAAGTTCTCGGGCTCTCGGACTACACGATTGACATTTCCATGGGCACAGTCGACGTCACCGACCACGATTCAGCCGGCTGGGGCGAGAAGATGACCACGTTCGCCCAATGGACCGCGACGGCAAAATTCTGGTATCTCATGGACGCCACGACCGGTGTGCAGGAAACCACGCAGGCGAAGGCCCTCACCGCGCTTCCTGCAGGTACGGTGATGCTGGTCGAGTTTCGCCCGAATGGAACGGGAAGCGGGAAAGCAAAATTGTCCGGCTCCTGTCGAATCAGCAAATGGGCAACCGCAGCACCGACAAGCGGCGCTCAGAACATGGACATCTCGCTTGAAGGTATCGGCGCACTCACGGTAGGAACGCAAACCTAAAATCGAGGACTCATGGCAGACAACAAGTATCGGGGCGTCCCCATAGAAATTGGCGGACGCCCGCTTTTTTTGCGCTACGACTTCAACGCGCTGGTTGCGGTCGAAGAATCAAACGGCAGTCTTGAGGTCAAGTTTCAGTCACCGAAAGCGGCGCGCGCTCTCATCTGGGCTGGACTTCAGCACATGAAGGAAGCGCCGACCCTAGTCGAAGTCGGTGACATGCTCTCGGAATATCAGCACGACATGAAGCGCTATGGTGAGATTCTGGAAGCAGCCGCCAAAGCATACGCTCAGGCGTTCCCCGAAGCCCCGAAAGAGCCAACAGAGGACGACTCAAAAAACGCGCCAGCGACCCCTGGGACTGGAGTCTGATCCAGCGTCAAGCGGGTCGCTTGGGAATTCTTCCCGACGATTTTTGGCGGATGACTCCGCGCGAAATGGCCTACCTGAAAGAAGGGGCGGATTGGAGATGGGAACGGGAAACGCTTTCGATTGTCTGCGCGTTGGTAGGGAAGACACCAGATGAGTTGATGGGACGGTCTAGGACACTGGAAGAGGCAGAAGAGGATGGGTTGATCTAGCGGCTTGCTTTGGTGCAGGACTCTTCTAGAAGTCGCGCGCTGTCATGGCTGAATCCTACGGTGTTTTCGCGGACCATCTGACGATACAGTTCGCAGGCCCTTGCATTCTCCCCACGAGTGGCGGCGCTGAGAGCTTCCACAGTCCTGTCGGATGCGGCCTCGGCTGTTTGATTCGAGCCGACATAATCCCCAAGGCAGAAAGCCAAAATACCCACAATCGCGGAAGTGAGTAGCACCTTCATGCTTCTAGTATAGCGACCGAGTTGCACACCTCGTCTGTGATGTTCGTCACAGGTTGACCGATTTCCGTTTTTTGGGGCACAACTGAGGTATGGGCAGCGTCCCCAACGTACAAATTGCCATTACGGCGAGTGATTTGACCGGCCCATCCTTCGCTGCGGCGCAGGCGCGGGTACAGGGTTTCCAAACTGCTTCAGTCGGCTCAATGCGGGAATCGCTGGGAGCCGCGCGCTTATTGTCCCACGAATTAGACCTCGGGCTGAACCGAGAATTGCTACGCGCTGTTGCCGGGTCACAGCTTCTGCAGGGGGCATTGGCGCTTGCGATGCCAGTCGGGTTGGCTATCGGTTTCGCCGCCGCCGCCTACAAAGTCTGGGAGAACCTTTCCGGTGCGAAGCAGGCGGCGGAAGACCTCGCCTCCAGAGTCAAACTCGCCGAGACATTCACAGAGATCGCCAAACAGGTGGCGAAAATTCAAGAGGGCATCCGTGAGATCGGGATGACCTCGCAACAAATCGCCGTCTCGGCAATGACAGAGGCGCAGTTCCGCTTGGTGAGTGCTCAACTTTCAGTGATGCAGCAGCGTTCTATGGCGGCATCGCTTGATTCCGCACACGCGAAGAAGTTTCCCGGCGGTGAGGCGCTGCTCCCCGACCAATCAATGGCCGACGCATTGCGGTCTTCTGCCGACAAGCAGGGGGTTCAACTTGCATTGCTCCAAGCGAAACTGGATGAAGCGATAGCAAAAATGGGGAAGAGTTTCCTTGATCTCTCCGAAAAGAGTGCAGAAGAAGCGCAGCGGGTGCGGAACGCTTGGATAGAAGCCATGGACGCGGCTGCGAAATCGTCCGATGCGCTGCTCCATAAGGGTGAGCCCGCCGAGGACACTAGACTCCGGGCACTCGACGCGCAAGTTTCGGCATGGGACAAGATTCGACAGTCTCATGAAGGCATCAACGCACTCGCAAATGAATATGTTGAGAAGCTCCAAAAAGAAGTGGACCTCACGAAGGCGCAAGAGGCCGCAGACATTGCGAATTCCCTTCGCGCGTCCGGGCGCAAAGGTTTTGGCGATCTCGTCTCCGGCAATTCAACGATGCCGACGTTCACCGGCTCCAAAGCGGGTATGGACCTCTACAAAGTCCAAACCGACATGAATGCATCTTGGGCGGCGGCGCGGGACATCATCGACTCGCTCGAAACTCCGCTCCAGAACTATAACCACCAGTTAGATGCGATGAATGAGCTTTTAATGCAAGGCAAAATCTCCGTCGCGCAATTCGATGCGGCGGCGGAGAACGCGGCCAAGAACCTAGAAAAGAGCCCCTACGCCAAATTCTACAAAGAACTCGGCCAGGACATCGCGCGCACCATTGCCGAGGCGGCCACTTTTCAGGAGTCCTGGTCACGTGCATTCAAGAGATTGCTGATTGATGTTGAGATGTTGATTATCAAGATGGTCGTGTTTAAGGAACTCTCGAAACTGTTTGGCGGCTCAAAAACATTTCTTGGCAAATTGTTCGGCGATCTTGCTGGCAAGGCGGAAGGCGGACCAGTCAGCGGTGGCATGAGCTATCTCGTCGGAGAGCGCGGGCCGGAACTGTTTACACCGGGAGCGTCGGGAGCCATTACGCCGAACGGTGCGCTCCGCGGCGGCGGCGTAACCTACAACATCGACGCGCGCGGGGCAGACGTGGGAGTCGAGCAGCGCATCCACGCGGCCATCGCTGCTTCCGAACGGCGAGCTGTGCAGCGAGCTGTCGCAACGAAGAATGACTGGGATGCGAGGCGATAGATGAGCGTAGTTTTCCCACTGAGCCCACCCACCGGGCACCATACCGCGCAGAAAACAAAAATGGGCGTGTGGAATACCGCTGGCATGAGCGTGTCGCCCTATACGGGAAGCCAGCAAGTCTACCAGTGGCCCGGTGAAGGTTGGAAAATTGACGTGGCGCTTCGGCCCATGAAAGCGGTCGACGCCGAACCGTGGATCGCTTTCCTAACTTCGCTTCGCGGGCAATACGGCACGTTCCTCTGGGGCGATACCGCACGCAAAGCTCCACAGGGTGCCGTTGACAATGTTCATGCGCGGCACGCTACCGGCTCTTTGAATGTGGCGGGCGCGGATTCGCTCGTTACAAACTTCTACTCACAGGCCAGCGTCACGGGAATTCTCAAAGCTGGCGACTACATCCAGTTGACGGCCAGTGGTTGCCCGCAACGACTATACAAAGCATTGACCGACATCAATACAGACAGTTCTGCGAATGCAACCATTCCCATTTTCCCAAGACTGCGCGAGACGGTTCCCGATGCGACCAGCTTTAGCGTACTCAATTGCCAAGGGACATTCCGTCTCGCCAAAAATCAGCAAGAGTGGGACATCGATCAGGCGTTGGTGTATGGAATACAATTCTCCGCTCTTGAGGCGCTCACGGTATGAGAGTGATGGGGGATGCCATTGTCGCGCAGTTGCGAAAAGATGTGCGTCCATTCATCCTCTCCGCCATTCAGTTTGCCGATCAGTGGTTCCGCGTATGGAGCGGCGTCGGCTCTCTTGTGAGTGGTGGGAACACTTACGTCGGCGTCGGGATGCTGGGCAAAGTTTCCACAATCAGCGAAACCACCGACGTACAGGCCAATGGTATCAGCCTGTCCTTGAGTGGCGTACCGAGTTCGATCGCGGCCGAGGCGTTAGGTCAGTGCCGCCAAGGCATGCCCGTCACGCTCTCACTGGGACTGATGGATACAAATTGGAGCGTAATCGATACGCCTGTTCCGCTCTTTCGCGGGCGTATGGATACTGCTGCGATCAACGAGGGTGCGGATACCTGCGAGATCGTCGTCACCGCGGAAAGCCGGATGATTGATCTTCGCCGGGCACGAGTCCGTCGCTATACGGATGATGACCAGCAGAGAACATCTCCGGGTGATCGCGGATTCGAATTTGTACCGATGGTGCAGGACTGGAATGGAAACTGGAATCACAACCGTAGTTAGACGGAGCGACTGGCAAGCGGTCTTGGGCGAGTATCTGGCTTTTCGCTCGGGCGGACGCTTTCAGTATGGCATTCAGGATTGCTGCCTGTTCGCGGCCGGGTACGTAAAAGCCGTGACCGGTGTGGAGTTGATGGCCGGAATTCAATACTCGAATCGCTTGGAAGCCTTGCGCGAAGTGCGCCGACTGGGCGGCATGGAAGCGGCGGTGCGGAGAGTTATGGCGCGCGTCGGATTTCCCGAGATCAAACCGCTTTATGCATCTCGTGGCGATGTCGTGATAGCGAATATTCCAACGCCGGGCGTCGGCATAGTGGGAACCGATGGCTGGCACGCCGTTTTCCTAATGCCGAAGGGTGTCGGGAAAATTCCACTGAGCATGTGTCGTTTGGCCTGGAGGATTGGATAGAATGCCGGTCCTACTCGCTTATCCCGTATTCATGGCGATTGCGGAAACGGTTGCTGCCGCGGCCATTACTACAGGCGTGGGCATGATTCTTAACAAGATCATGCCGAAGAAGGTTAATGATGGCGGCAGTACAGCCAGTGTCCGTTCACCAACGTCTGCCCGTCAAGTCGTTTACGGGGAATGTCGCGTCGGTTCGACCGTCACGTTCGTGCATTTAAGCCGGATCTACGATTATCCGAACGAGTTCCTTTGTCTCGTCCACACCATCGCCGGGCATCAAATTCAATCTCTCGTTGAAACTGATTTTGACGGTCTTCCGGTGTCCTGGGAGGGATGGGATTCAGGGAAATTGATGTATCGGGAGAGTGGCAGCCGGTTTGCCCGCGCGTTATGGAGCGACTGGAAATTGGGGAAACCTTGCGAGCCCGCTTTCCCCGGCCTGATTCTGCGCATGTCCTCGACGTCGGATGGTGATCGCTCAGCGCTTTGGACTGCCGCACACCGGCAAGATGGCTGCGCGAGCGTCGCCATCATGATGGCCTTCGATGCCGACGTTTTCCCGAATGGTCCGCCCAATATGTCATGGGTGATCGAAGGGAAATTACTCTACGATCCGCGAGGGTCCGAGATTCAGTATTCCACGAACGCGGCACTCGCGATTTTGGACTTCCTGACGAATGCCGAGTACGGCATGGGTGCCGACATCGCGACCGAAATCAACATGGCATCCGTGATTGCCGCGGCGAACGTTTGCTCAGAGAACGTAGTATTGAAGGCAGGCGGAACCGAGCCGCGCTATACCTGCAATGGCCGGTTTGGAACCGATTCCGATCCGGCCGACATCCTGAAATCGCTTGAGGATTCCATTGCCGGCTATGTCTCATTTTCGCAAGGGCAGTGGTACATCGTTCCGGGCGTCTGGTCCGATCCCGTCCTAACACTCACCGATGACGATATGCGCGCGCCGATGCAGTTTCAAACACTGCGCTCGAAGCGGGAACTGTTCAACGCCGTGCAGGGCAAGTTTTACTGTTCAACCCTAAAGTACAACCAGGTCAATTTCCCGCCAGTCGTCAATCCGGTTCCGCTGTGCGATGACTCAGGATTTCCAAATGCCAACCAGACGGGCGAATGGGCGTCCGCTACTGCTTATGCGGTGAACGATTGCGTCATTGATGCCGGGCCGCGCGAAACGAAAGGAGTCTGGGCGCCAGGAACCGCGTATGTGGTCAATGACTACGTGACCGACCCTGTAACGACCGATGTCTATGTCTGTATCCTGAATCACACAGCCAGCGCGGCGGGCGCGAATCCGCCAACCGTCAATGGCAACGAGCCGGGAGTCGGGCAATTGTGGACAACCTACTGGGTCGATTGCACCGATGTTTATACCGACTTCCGGGGCGGGGTCTATGTTTGCAAACTGGCGCATACCGCGAGCGCACTGAACGAGCCGGGGCTGGGTGCAAACTTCCTCACCTACTGGACCGAGGCAAAGGAGTACATCTGGAAGGATCTTGATCTCAATTTCACAACGTCCTCAGCGATGGCGCAACGCATCGCCAACATCAATCTGCAGCGCATCCGCTACCAGACGACGGGCCTCCTGCGGTGCAAATTGAGCGCACTGCAACTGCAGCCGGGTGATGTGTTCAACCTCACCCATCCTCGTTTCGGATGGACAAATAAAACATTCCAGGTGATGCAGACAGACTTCGTGATTGACGAACAGCAAGACGGCCCGGTGCTTGGAATCGATCTGAAAGTGCAGGAAGTCGCGGCGGATATTTATGCGTGGGATGCAGAGTATCAAGAACAGACACAAGGAGATCCGTCGCAACCAACTCTGCCTGATTCGGAAATTCCGCGCAACACGCCAGCCGCCTACGCGAGAGGGTTGACGTGGACAATCGGCTCAGACGGAGAAACCGCGCACATTCATTTGGGATGGGATTACACCGGCGACAACGCAATCGTTCTCGCGAATCAATCGAACACGAAATACACGCCGAGCGGGGATCAGGACGTGATCGGACTCGATCCGACTACGACCTACAATTGTTATCCATACTTCAACCCAGCGGCGGATAAATTCTCTTGCGTGCTCGGAACGGGCGATGGTGTCGGCGCGCCGCCATGGATGGAGATTCCGCCCACGGATGCAAGCGCCAGCATCACAAATGTCAGCGTTTCTGGAAGCGGGCCATACATCGTCACGATCACGAGCACGCTGAATCCCGGCATCGGCGGCAACAATGTTTCCATCTCCGGCCTAGCACCGGCAGTTCTCAATGGGCTGCAGAGCGTCATGTCATCCGGCAGCAGCAGTTTCACATTCCAGTTGCCGAACAATCCTGGGACGCTCACCGATACGAGTGGCACAGCCTCCGTCAGTTCATCATCGACTCTAAGAGCGCGTATAGCAGCATGGCAGGCCAATGGGAATATTCCATTGGCCGTTCTTCCCTTAAGTATCACAACTCCGACCAGTGGTACGGCCGGCGGCGGCGGCGGCGGCGATGGCGGCTGCCTGCGAATCGGCATGAAGGTCAAAGAGCGGACGCGAGGAGTGATCGCCTGCGAAACTGTCCAGATTGGAGACTATCTCTGGTCGGAAGGCGATACCTGGCTGAAAGTGTTGCAAGTATCGCGGCAGAAGCACGATCTCTGGGTGAGTTTGGAATTTAACAACGGCGCGGCCTTGGATGTCACGACCGGGCACCCGTTCACCTTGGGCGATCGGACTATGAAACGGGCGGCGCATCTCTGCCTTGAGGACTACATTCCGTCGCCCACCGGCATCGCGTATCCGCGCTCGATTGTATTCAGCAATCTGGTGAGTGAGAAGATCCCGATCACCGTTGAATCGCCGCACACGTTTTACGCGAGTATGGACGGGAAGAACTGGGTGCTGACGCACAACATTGGGGCAATCACGCAATGAGAAAACTATTCGTCTGCACAAAGGATGCTTGGCTCGCGAGTCATCATGCCTGCCACTTTCACCCGGTCGGCGGAACGGACTACATCGACCTTGAGGGCGGCCTGATACTGGTCTCCGCGTCCTTCAACGGCGAACATGGCGAAGAACGATTTACGGCACATCCCGACGTGGCTCCACTGCCCGATCCGATCTTCGAAGGAAACGTGACCATGGGCGAGCACCGGGACAACGAAGCGCGAAAGTATTCAGTCGCACATCACGAGGCGCTGGTAAAATCTCTGAACGTGACCGATTCGGACACGGTTATGGACGTGAGCCGAAAAGCCTCAGCACGATGCAAAGCGGTGCGAATTGCCCACATCAAGTGATCTGTGTTATATTTCGCTCGTGATCGTCCGACGCTCATCCACTACCCCGACATCGGCTGCACCAACGTGCAGCGGGGGTGCTGGTATGTGAGCGCGAATCAGTAGCGCAGCATCCCAAGAGCCTCCGAGAAAATCGGGGGCTTTTTGTTTTGGCGGGCATGGTATAGCGGCTGTGCCCTGGTCTTCCAAACCAGAGACGTGTGTTCGACTCACACTGTCCGCTCCAGTTCGCCGGTGTAGCTCAGAAGGCAGAGCGCACGCCTCGTAAGCGTGTGACCGTGGTTCGATTCCACGCGCTGGCTCCATGAGCCTTTGTAGTTCAGTGGCAGAATAACCGCTTGGTAAGTGGTTGACTCGGGTTCGATTCCCGACTCTGGCTCCAAAAGCCGTTGTAGTTTAGCTGGCAAAACGGTCGGCTTGTACCCGACAGTCGGCGGTTCGAACCCGTCCGGCGGCTCCAAATTTAACGCGGGTGCGTAGTGCTAACGGGAAAACACCGGTTTCGCACTCCGGAGTTGAGAGTTCGATTCTCTCCGCATCCACCAAATGAACGACCGTGCGGCGGCGTGGACACACTTGGACGCCTCCACGAGATTCTAGAGTCTGGGCCGGATAGCCAATGGCTCCGAGGAGGGTGAGCTGGCAAGCAAGACCTTCCCGCACGGTTAATTGTCCGGGTATAGCGCAGCTTGGCCAGCGCACTCCGCTTGGGACGGAGGGGTCGGAGGTTCGAATCCTTCTACCCGGACCAAAACTTCGGAGAGGTGGGCGAGTCCGGTTTATGCCAGCAGACCCGAAACCTGCCACACCTTCGGGTGTCGTGAGTTCAAATCTCACCCTCTCCGCCATCCTCATCTTGACCGTTCCCGCATTCCTCCATCACAACTAGAAGCATGGGTGAGGACGATCCTTGCGAGTTCTGCGCAGCCGACAATTGCGATGGCGGCATAGAAGAGTGCCCAGTTCTGATTGAAGCGCGGCGCAAAGCCGAACCTAGTCCATCTTGACCGATTTTCGATTTTGCCCTCAAAACTAGAGTATGAGCCGACGCATCCTTGCTGCCATGCTCTCTATTTGTCTCTTGGCCGCGGGTGCCTCCGCGACTCCGTTTGTCGCCAACCTTCGTAGTCTACTGGGGACTCTCCCGGCCCAATCCTGGCTCCAGCTTGAACTGAAGGGCTGCGGAACCTACCTCGTGCAAGGCGGGGCGACCTACATCCCCAGACCAGTTACGTTGCGTCCGGACGGCCAAGGGAACATCACCGCGACCGTGGTGGACGAGTCGACCTACACCTGCGGAGGCGCGGTCGGAACGGCCTACTATGCCATCACCGTCTTCTACTTGGACGCCAACGGGCACACGGTCACCGGGCCAAAAGCGAACTACGACATTGCCGGGGACTCGACCTTTAACCTGAATACGGCGACGGTAAAAAATGCCTACATCGGAGCGCAGGGCGAGCAAGGGCCTCAAGGGCCCAAGGGCGATACAGGTGCCAATGGCTCTGCCTGGTATGAGGGCGCAATCGCTCCAAGTTCAGGAACGGGCGTCAATAATGACTTCTATTTTGACACGGCTACCGGGGAAGTTTATCAGAAGCAGTCCGGATCATGGGCTCAGATCGCCAATATCAAAGGCACAAAGGGCGATGCCGGCGCGACTGGGCCGGCAGGCGCGGCGGGGTCAAACGGAACAAACGGGACCAACGGCACAAACGGGACCAATGGGGCGACGTGGTACACGAGCGCCGGGGCTCCCTCGTCCGGACTGGGCCAGAACGGAGACTATTACCTAAATTCAACAAACGGGGACGTTTATCAGAAACAATCTGGGTCATGGGTCCAAGTTGCCAACCTGAAGGGACCGCAAGGAGATGCAGGCGCTGCAGGTGCGGCGGGCGCTGCAGGTGCGGCAGGTGCGGCAGGCGCGCAGGGCATACCGGGAGCGAACGGCTCAACCTGGTATAGCGCCAGCGGGGCACCCTCGGGCGGCACGGGCGTAAACGGCGATTATTACCTGAATACGACCCTCGGGGATGTCTACCAGAAGCAGAGTGGCAGTTGGACGCAGATCGGCAACATCAAGGGTGCCACGGGTGCCACGGGTGCGCAGGGCGCGTCTGGAGGTTCCACTACACCCAAAGGGCCATGGCAAGTCGGGACAACCTATCACGCCGCGAGCTTCGACTTGGTGACCTTTCAAGGGTCGTCGTTTTTGGCGATCGCAGACAGCACTGGCGCAACACCGTGCTCCAGCAATCCCTGCATCCAGGCCAACGTCGACACGGCTCACTGGCAGACAAATTCCCTGATGGGCAGCAATGGCACGAACGGATCAAACGGAACGAATGGCGCAAACGGCTCGATTTGGTACAACGCGGCCGGCGTGCCGAGTGGTGGAACGGGCGTGAATGGCGACTATTACCTCAACACGTCGAACGGCGACGTCTATCAAAAGGCTGCTGGTTCCTGGTCGGTGATTGGGAATATCCGCGGCGCCACCGGCGCGCAGGGGTCCGCAGGCGCGCAGGGCACAGCGGGCACGAATGGTACGAACGGGACAAACGGCGCAACGTGGTATCAGGGCTCAGGCG